GTAAATATTGTGATAGACCGTATTTGCATGTAAGAGGCGGAAAATAATATAAATTTTAATTTAATTTAATATGACTAAAATTTCTGAACATATAAGTTTAAAAGAAGCGACTAGATCAAATACAGCTGAAAGAAAAGGTATAGATAATTTTCCTGATAATGAAACATTAATTACAATGCAAATAACAGCTGAGCACATATTTGAGCCTATGAGAAATCATTTTAACGAGCCTATATATATAACCTCTTTTTATCGTTCACCTGAATTAAATAAAGCAATAGGTGGAAGTACAAAATCGCAGCATTGCCTTGGTGAAGCTATTGATATTGATGATATTTATAGTAAAGCTAGTAATGCTGATTTTTTTAACTATATAAAAGATAGGCTAGAATTTGACCAGCTTATATGGGAATTTGGAGATGATGAAAATCCTGCGTGGGTTCACGTTAGTTATAGATTAGCTAAAAACAGAATGCGTGTTTTAAAAGCTATTAAAGAAAATGGAAAAACAAAATATATAGACATTACACATGAGTAAGCCAATAACATCAATAGTATTACAGTCACCTTTTATGAAAAAGCCACCAGCTCCTTCTAAAAAGAAAAGCTTAGGTTATTATAATAAAGCTAATAAAACAGGTACTGGTGCTGCAGCAGGAGGGGGTATGAGTCAAAAAGGTGTTGACAAATACAGAAGAGACAATCCTGGCAGTAAACTTCAAACGGCGGTAACTACCCCGCCGAGTAAATTAAAAAAAGGTAGTAAAGCTGCAAAGCGCAGAAAATCATTTTGTGCGAGATCAAAAGGCTGGACTTCAGAAAGAGGTAGAGCTGCTCGTAGAAGATGGAATTGTTAATTTTAAATTTTATATTATGAGTACTATTACAATTATATTAACAGTAATAACTGTTTTATCAATTTTATTAAACTTCTATCTTATACAACTTTATACTGGAAAGATTAAAGATGCGGATAAGGACATGATTGCAGACTCAGCTGAAGAAGCTGCAGCAGCAATTAAGGAACGAGCTACAGCGGTGATGAAAGAAATCAAAGACGTTGGAGTTGCAGTTAAAGAAGTAGGTAATCAAATTGGAGATGTAGCAAGCGCATCAACCGGAAAAAAAAGATCCGGAAGAAAGCCTAAAAATTAATGGCTGAAAAGAAAAAATTTAAAGACACTGCTGTCGGAAAATTTTTACTTAATAAAATACCAAATGTAGTTGGTGCCATAGCTGGAGATACTCCAGTTGGTTCTGTGATTGAAGCAATTATCGGTGGAAGCGATATGTCTGAAACCGATAAAAGCGTAGCTTTAGAAAAGCTAAAAATGGAAAGAGCAGAAATAGATGGTGTAACTAAAAGATGGGTAGCTGACGCGAGATCAGGGTCGTGGCTTGCATCAAATGTGCGACCTTTGATATTAGTATTTTTAACTGTCAGTTATGTTATCGGATGGTATATGGGATATTCCCTTGACCAGATTACGGGTCTTTTAACAATAGTAATTGGTGGCTATTTCGGCTCTCGTGGAGTGGAAAAAGTTTTTGGAAATAATAAACATAAAAATTAAAATGGAAATTAAATTAAATGAATCTCAATTGAGTAGAATCAATCAAGTATTAAATGAATTACCTATAAAAGAAATAAATAAAGTAAAAGCTATTTTATCTATTATAGATGAATCTAATCAAAATAAAAATGAATCTAATAAGAAAAATTAGTATTGGTAGAGATTACAAAAATGATGCCATGCATTACAGTGTAGGACAAGAAGTTTTTGGAGGTCATATAATATCAGAAATACTAGAAGAAAAAGAATGCTATAAAATATATATTAAAAAGAATGACGAGGTATTACCTTGGAAAGAATTTAATAAAAATATGGCAGTAAGTATAGAATTTAATTTAGAGTATTAATGAGGCATACACATTGTTATATTGTAGAACCTATAAATGGAAGATACAATAATAAAAAAAGTGTAGCGGATAAAGAACTAATATTAAATACTTCAATAGAAGATCATAAGTTTGTAAATAGAAATGCAACTATAATTGCATTACCTATTGTTAATGAAAATGAATATTTACAAATAGGAGATGAAGTAATAATTCATCATAATGTATTTAGAAGATATTATGATGTTAGAGGTAAAGAAAAAAATAGTAAAAGCTTTTTTGAAGAAGATAAATATTTTTGTTACCACGACCAAATATTTCTTTATAAAAGAAACAATAAATGGTATACTCCTCCTGGTTTTTGTTTTGTAAAGCCAATTCATAGTTTTAATTCTTTAGATACTAATAAAGAAGAACCATTAACAGGCGTTTTAAAGCATATAGGAAGCGATTTAAAAGCTTTTGGTTTATCTAATAATGATTTAATAGGTTTTACTCCTAATAGTGAATATGAATTCGTTATAGATAACGAAAGATTATACAGAGTGCCTCTAAATTCAATTTCAATTAAATATGAAAGAAAAGGAACTGAAGTCGAATATAATACAAGCTGGGTATAAAGCTGTTCATGAACTTATACGTGTAGCGGAAGAAGAAATAATTGTTGAAGGCGGTGAGGATGAACTTGCTGCTGATAGATTAAAAAATGCCGCTGCAACAAAAAAGCTTGCAATATTCGATGCTTTTGAAATACTATCTCGTATAGAAACAGAAAAAAATATTATGGAAGACAAACCTGTTGAAAACAAAAATAGCTTTTCAGGGTTTGCTGAAAAAAGATCTAGATAATGTACGAGCAAACTTTAATAAAAACTATATATCCTATTAAAGAAAAAATTATTAAAAAAAATAATAGATACAAAAAATGGGAATATGGTTATAACAAAGAATTTGACGTAGTAATTATAAGTAAAGATGGTACTATAGGCGAAATTATTGAAATACAAAACTTAGCAATTGCTTTACCATCAAAACCAAAAAGTATTGAAAATAATAATGATTGCTGGGTTCCTCATGAATACCCAAAAGAATTAAATAGAATAAATACTATATTTGATTGGGAATCATATCCTGAATCATTTAAAAACAAATGGTATGCATATATTGATAAAGAGTTTGTTAAAAGAGAACAAGGGCATTGGTTTAAAAATAAAAATGTTGCTACTTATATTACTGGCTCTCATTATATGTACTTGCAACACTCCAAGATTGATGTTGGGAAGCCAGACTACAGAGAAGCTAATAGAATTTTCTATATCTTCTGGGAAGCTTGTAAGGCCGACGTTAGATGTTATGGAATGTGCTATCTTAAAAACAGAAGGTCAGGCTTCTCTTTTATGTCTTCATCAGAGGCCGTCGCTCAGGCGACAATTACTTCAGACGCACGTTTCGGGATATTGTCCAAATCTGGAGCTGATGCTAAGAAAATGTTTACAGATAAAGTCGTACCAATATCCGTCAACTATCCATTCTTTTTCAAACCAATACAAGATGGAATGGACAGGCCCAAAACAGAATTGGCATACAGAGTTCCAGCTTCTAAACTTACCCGTAAGTCGATTACAAACACAGAAGAAAGACAGATATTAGAAGGGTTAGATACAACAATTGATTGGAAAAATACAGGAGATAATAGTTATGACGGAGAAAAGTTAAAACTATTAATTCACGATGAATCTGGAAAATGGGAAAGACCAGATAATATATTAAATAACTGGCGTGTAACAAAAACCACATTAAGATTAGGAAGCAGAATCATAGGTAAATGTATGATGGGTTCAACATCAAATGCTTTAGATAAAGGTGGGGATAATTTTAAAAAACTATATTATGGTTCAGACGTTACTGCACGAAATAAAAATGGCCAGACTAGCTCAGGATTATATTCTTTGTTCATTCCTATGGAATGGAACTACGAAGGATACATTGATTCTTATGGACACCCTGTCTTTAATACGCCAGAAGTACCCAGAACTGACAAAGATGGATATAACATTGAGACAGGAGTCATTGAATTCTGGGAAAATGAAGTGGAAGGACTTAAGCATGACAGTGACGGACTAAATGAATATTATAGACAATTTCCTAGAACAGAGGAACATGCATTTAGAGATGAAGCTAAAAATAGCATCTTTAATCTTTCAAAAATTTATGAGCAAATAGATTTTAATGAAGATGTAATTCGTACAGGTGCTGTAACTAAAGGATCTTTTATTTGGGAAAACGGTATTAAAGATACTAAAGTTATTTTTTCACCAAATAACAGTGGAAGATTTTTAATTAGTTGGGTGCCATCTAAAGATTTACAAAATAACGTGATAGTAAAGAATGGGTCTAAACATCCAGGTAATGAACATATTGGATGTTTTGGTTGTGACTCATATGATATATCAGGAACAACAGACGGTGTAGGTTCTAAAGGAGCTTTACACGGATTGACAAAATTTAGTATGGAGGACGCTCCTCCTAATACGTTTTTTTTAGAATATATTGCAAGACCTCAAACCGCTGAAATGTTTTTTGAGGATGTTTTAATGGCTTGTGTATTTTATGGAATGCCAATACTTGCAGAAAATAATAAACCTAGATTGTTATATCATTTTAGAAGAAGAGGATACAGAGGGTTTTCTATGAATAGACCTGATAAAATTTGGAATAAATTATCAGTAACAGAAAAAGAAATAGGAGGTATACCTAATTCATCTGAAGATATAAAACAAGCGCATGCCGCAGCAATTGAAACATATATTAATAAGTATGTTGGAATTACTGAAAACGGAGGAGGTAATATTTATTTTAATAAAACACTTAATGATTGGGCAAAGTTTGATATTAATAAACGAACAAAGTATGACGCCACTATTTCAAGTGGGCTCGCTATTATGGGTTGTAATAGGCATTTATATCATCCGAAACCAAATTATGAGAAACAAGCATTAAACATAAGCATAAAAAGATTTAATAATAAAGGAATGCATTCGCAAATAATTAAATAGCATGGCGGAAACAATATTAAAAAGTTCATTTCCAAGTCAAATAGCAAGTGACTCAGAAAAAGCTAGTTCAGAATATGGACTGCAAATAGCTCGTGCAATTGAGCATGAGTGGTTTAAAAGAGATTCTGGCGCTACTAGATTTTATTCTAACAGAGATGAGTTTCATAGACTAAGATTATATGCTAGAGGTGAACAATCAGTAAAAAAATATAAAGATGAATTATCTATTAATGGTGATTTATCGTATCTTAATTTAGATTGGAAACCCGTACCTATTATACCAAAGTTTGTTGATATAGTAGTTAATGGAATGTCAGATAGGCTTTATGACATTAAAGCTTTTTCACAGGATCCTTCTTCAATGAAGAAAAGAACTGATTATATAGAGTCTATATTAACAGATATGCAAACCAAAGAAATATCTGATGAAATACAGCAACAACTTGGAATAAACGTGTATAGCAACGATCCGGAAACATTACCGGAATCAGAAGAAGAGCTGTCACTACACATGCAACTTGAATATAAGCAAGCTATTGAAATAGCAGAAGAAACAGCTATAGCATCAGTATTAACTAAAAATAATTATGATTTAATACAAAAAAGATTTAATTATGATTTAGTCACTATAGGTGTTGGTTGTGTAAAAAATAATTTTAATAAATCAGATGGTATAAAAATTGAATACGTTGATCCATCAGATATGGTTTATTCTTATACTCATTCTCCTTATTTTGATGATATATATTATGTTGGTGAAGTTAAATCAGTAACTATAAACCAATTAAAGCAAGAGTTTCCAGATTTAACAAATGAAGATTTAGAAGAGCTCTCTAAACAGGGTGTTCAAACAGCTGCATCACATAATAGATATGTTAATGAAGACAGCGTTTTAGATGCTAATACAATACAAATATTGTATTTCAATTATAAAACATATAATAACGAAGTATTTAAAATAAAAAAGACAGCAACTGGAGCTGATAAAGCAATTGCTAAAAATGATCAGTTTGATCCACCAAAAGACAGTAGAGCTTTATTTACAAAAGAATCAAGATCAATTGAAGTTGTATATGACGGTGCTTTTGTTTTAGGAACTAGAAAATTACTAAGGTGGGAATTATCTAAAAATATGATTCGCCCAAAAAGCGATACTACAAAAGCTATGATGAATTATCATGTTGTAGCTCCTAGAATATATAAAGGTAGAATAGAATCATTAGTTAGTAGAATAACAGGTTTTGCAGATACTATTCAATTAACACATTTAAAACTACAACAGGTTATGTCAAGAATGATACCTGATGGAGTTTATTTAGATGCGGACGGATTAGCTGAAATTGATTTAGGTAATGGTACTAATTATAATCCACAAGAAGCATTAAATATGTTTTTCCAAACAGGTTCTGTTATTGGTAGATCAATGACATCTGATGGGGATATGAATGCTGGTAGAATGCCTATACAGGAATTGACATCTAACGGCGGTAATAATAAAATATCATCATTAATTAATACATACAATTATTATTTACAAATGATACGCGACGTTACCGGCTTAAATGAAGCAAGAGATGGTTCAACACCTGATAAAAACGCTTTAGTTGGTGTACAAAAACTTGCTGCTGCAAATTCTAATACAGCAACAAGACATATACTTCAATCAAGCCTTTATCTTACTGCTAAAACAGCTGAAGCAATTAGTTTAAGAATATCTGACGTATTAGAATTTTCTCCAACAAGAGATTCTTTTATATCTAGTATAGGAAGATTTAATGTAGGTACGCTTGAGGATATTAAAAATATGCATTTGCATGACTTTGGTATTTTTATTGAATTATCTCCAGATGAAGAAGAAAAACAATTATTAGAAAATAATATACAGCAAGCTTTAGCTAAAGATCAAATTTACTTAGAAGATGCTATTGATATTAGAGAAATAAAAAATATAAAATTAGCTAATCAATTATTAAAAGTAAGAAGACGTAAAAAATTACAGCAAGACCAGGAAAGAGCACAAGCCAACATTCAGGCGCAAGCAGATGCAAACACGCAGTCAACACAGGCTGCAGCTCAAATGGAAATGCAAAAAAATCAAGCTATAACACAACAAAAAGCAGAGTTAGCAAAAATAGAAGCAGATCTTGAAATGCAAAAATTAATGCAAGAAAAAGAACTTAAAAAAGAACTTATGCAATATGAGTTTGATTTAAGTATGCTAATGAAAGATAAAGATAGCGAAATGCTAACTGATAAAGAAAAATATAAAGAGGATAGAAAAGACGAAAGAACAAGAATACAAGCCTCACAACAATCTAAACTTATAGAACAACGTAAGGATAGAAAAGGTGAACAAGCATTTGAATCTGCAGGTAATGATACCATGGGTAGCGGATTTAACCTAGAAATGTTTGAACCAAGATAAAACCCTATTTATTAATTTTATAATATTTTATTATGTCAGAAGAAACAACACCGGTTGAAGAGACTGTACAAGAAACAGTTGAACAACAAGCAGAACAAAAAACTGAAGCTGCTGAAGAATCTAAAACACCTGATAATGTATCAGTTGCTGAAGATGGAACTATAAAAATAGATTTACGTAACACAAAACAAGAATCAGATGCCGTTCAAGAGCAAAGCACAGATGAGGTTTCTGTACGCGACGGATCCGAAACTAGCGGAGAAGTACAAGAACAAAACATCGAAAAAACAGATGAAAAACCTACCGGAGAAAGTCAGCCCGATAACAATGAAGATGCGGTGCTCGAACGCTTACCGGATGAAGAAGAGGTAAAAGAAGAAAAAAGCTTAGCGGATAAAATAAAAGATATACCTAATAAGCTTAAAGAAGAAGTAGAAGATGTAAATAATAATCAAGATGCCAGACAGTTACCAGAAAATGTTGAAAAATTGGTTCAATTTATGGAAGAAACTGGTGGATCAGTACAAGATTATGTAAATCTTAATAAAAATTATGATGATATGGATGACATGCAACTATTGCGTGAATACTATCATCAAACAAAACCTCATTTAGCTTCTGATGAAGTTGACTTTTTAATTGAAGACAATTTTTCATTCGATGAAGAAGTTGATGAAGAAAAAGATATAAAGCGAAAAAAATTAATGTTTAAAGAGGCTATTGCAGACGCAAAGTCTAATCTTTCAAATCTGAAAAATAAATATTACGAAGAACTTAAGTTAGGTTCTAAGTTAACATCAGATCAAAAAGAAGCAATAGATTTCTTTAATAATTATAAATCTGAACAAGAATCAACGCAACAATTGCTTGAAAAACAAAGAAACATTTTTTCTGAAAAAACAAATCAATTATTTTCTAATGAATTCAAAGGTTTTGAATATAAAGTTGGAAATAATAGATATAGATTCAATGTAAAAGATGTTGATAGCGTTAAATCCCAGCAGTCAGACATAAATAAGTTTGTCAGCAAGTTTGTTGATAGTAATAACGAATTAAATGATGCAAGAGGATACCATAAAGCTTTGTTTACAGCAATGAATGCAGATGCTATAGCTAATCATTTTTATGAACAAGGTAAAGCAGATGCAATTAAAGACTCTATGGCTAAATCTAAAAATATAGATATGGCTGCTAGAAAAACTCATGAAGCTGTAACAACAGATTCTGGTATAAAAATAAGAGCAATAAGCGGAGATGATAGTTCAAAACTAAGAGTGAAAATTAAAAATTAATATTTAAACAAACTTACAATGGGATTATTTTCTACAGGTGGATCGTTTCCAGCAGGATTAACGCCTTCACCTACTAAAACACTTTTTTCAGGTAACTACCTGACATTTGATTCTGTCTCTGGAGGCGGAACATTTGCACAACAATTCCTACCAGATGTTTACGAAAAAGAAGTTGAAAGATATGGTAACAGATCTGTATCTTCTTTTCTAAGAATGGTAGGAGCTGAGATTCCTTCTGCTTCAGATCAAATTATTTGGTCAGAGCAAGGAAGATTACATATTGCGTATGATAGCGCATCTGCTGATACTGCAACTGGTATTATTACTCAAGCTGACCATGCCGTAAGAGTTGGACAGACTGTAGCAATTGCTGAAGGGCTTGTTACTGTAAAAGGAGTTGTTACTGCTGCAGACGCCACTACATTTACAGTTGCTGCTTATGGCGGTGCTGATCTTGATGCTGCAGGACTTTCAACTGGAGGTGCTGTATCTGTAAAGGTATTTGTATATGGTTCTGAATTTGGCAAAGGTACTGCAGGAATGCAAGGATCTGTTGATGCTGGTTTTCAGCAGTTCAGTAACTCTCCTATTATCATTAAAGATAAATATGAGATTTCTGGATCTGACGCTGCACAAATTGGATGGGTTGAAGTAACTACTGAAAATGGAGCATCTGGATACCTATGGTATTTAAAATCTGAGCATGAAACAAGACTACGTTTTGAAGATTACTTAGAAATGTCAATGGTAGAAGGTGAATTAGCTGCTGCAGGTTCTGCTGCTGCTACTGCTACATATAAAGGTACTGAAGGTTTATTTGCTGCTGTTGAAAGCAGAGGTAATATCTATCAAAACTTTAATTCAGGTGAAGCAACGCTTTCTAACGCTGGTGCTGATAGAACTGCACTACAAGATTTTGATGAAATACTTAAAAATCTTGATAAGCAAGGTGCTATTGAAGAAAACATGCTTTTCTTAAACAGAGCAACTGCGCTTGCATTTGATGATATGTTAGGAGCTGTAAACGCTCATTATAATGGAGGTACTTCTTATGGAGTATTTAATAATAGTGAGGATATGGCACTTAATTTAGGATTCAGCGGATTTAGAAGAGGTTCTTATGACTTCTATAAAACTGACTGGAAATATCTAAATGACGCTGCTACACGTGGTCTTACTGAAGATATTGATGGTATACTTGTACCTGCTGGTACTTCAACTGTATACGATCAAACTTTAGGTAAGAACATTAAGCGTCCTTTCTTACACGTTCGTTATAGAGCTTCTGAAGCTGACGATAGAAAGATGAAATCTTGGATCACTGGATCTGTAGGTGGAAACTTCACGAGCGATGTTGACAAGATGGAAGTACAATTCCTATCTGAAAGATGTCTTTGTGTGCAAGGAGCAAACAACTTCGTGTTATTCAAGTCTGTTACTCAGTCACCATAATTTTTAATGTAAGGATGGGGCGTCATACGGCGCCTCAATCTTTACTTTTTATTAATCTTATTATATTATATCATGGCAACAAAAGAAGCTACACAAGCAAAAGCTTGGAAAATTAAGGATAGAACTTATATATTAAAAGGTGATAAAACACCTATAACTTTTACATTAGCGTCTAAACATCATTCAAGAAACCCTTTAATGTGGTTTGATGAAGAAACAGGACAAAACAGGGAATTAAGATACGCGAGTAATCAAAATTCACCATTTAGAGATGAACAAGACGGAATGTCTACTTTAAAGCATATAGTTTTTAAAGATGGATCTTTATTTGTGCCTAAAGCACAACAATCTTTACAAAAACTACTTTCATTATATCATCCGCAGTTAAATAAAACATATTATGAATTAGATAACGTGGCGGTGGCTAAAGACGAACTTTTTGATATTGAATTAGAAATAAAAGCATTGAATTTAGCAAAAGATTTAGAAGTTGATCATGCAGAAGCGGTATTAAGAGTTGAAATGGGCTCTACTGTTTCTAAAATGACTTCTTCAGAAATTAAAAGAGACCTATTATTATTTGCAAAAAGAAATCCAGATACTTTTTTAGCATTAGTTGAGGATGATAACGTACAATTACGCAATTTTAGTATTAAAGCTGAAGAAGCAGGCGTAATTAAATTATCAGGCGATCAAAAGTCTTTTCACTGGGCTAGTAATAATAAAAAATTAATGACTGTTCCATTTGATGAAAATCCATATTCTGCATTTGCAGGTTGGTTAAAAACAGATGAAGGAACAGAAGTTTATAAGTCTATACAGAAAAAATTAAAATAGGAATATCTTATAATGACTAGGGTCATTTAAGGTGGCCCTTTTCATTATAATAAAAAAAATAATATGGTTAGTGTAGATACAGTATACCAAACAGTATTGGCAATACTCAATAAAGAAAACAGAGGATATATGACTCCACAAGAATATAATCTTCTAGCTAATCAAGCTCAAAATGAAATATTTGAGCAATATTTTTATGATCTTAATCAACACAATCGTAGAGGTGAAATAAACAATGAATTTGCTAATATAATTCAAAATATTAAAGAAAAAATTGATTTATTTAAAGTACAAGAATTTCAATTAACTTATTTTAATTCTTCATATGAGCTCCCTGATAATTTATATAGGTTAGGAAGTGTACAATATGGTTATACTGAAATAGAACAAGTAAATAGTAAAGAATTTCTTTATATATTAAACTCTCCTTTAACTGCACCTTCAGAATCATACCCTGTATACATAAGAACGGATAATAAAATAGAAGTATATCCAGCAAGTATTGTTCAAGAGGTGTCTTGTAATTATGTAAGAACGCCCGCTACTGTTAATTGGACATATAAAACAGTAAATGGCACTGCTTTATATAATCCTTCTTCAACAGATCATAGTAATTTTGAATTACACCCTTCAGAAGAAGTTACATTAGTAAATAAAATATTAACTCTAGCTGGAGTTATAATTAAACAAGCTGATATAACTCAAATTGGTGAAGCTAAAGACACTAAAAAAATAACACAAGAAAAATCTTAATAAATGGCATTAGCAAAGTTACCTCCATCGGATCATTACGATATTTCCTTTGATCAGGGCTCATATCAGTTTATAACACTAAAAGACATTATTAATAATTTTATTGTTTCTCAAATTGGTGATGACAAAATAATTAAAAAGGCAAAAAGAGCAGAGGTTTTATATCATGCTCAGCGTGGGATTGCGGAATTAAATTATGACACTTTAGGTAATATAAGAACACAAGAAATAGACTTAGGTCCATCATTATCTATGCCTATACCTCATGACTATGTTAATATAGTTGATATAAGCTTTGTTGATAGACAAGGTATACTTAGGCAAATTGCTGAAAATAAATTAAGTGATTTACCAGAAATGATATATCAAGATTTTGATTATAGCTATTTATTTGGAGGTCAAGGAGAATTACTTATTTCTTCTGATTCTGTTACTGCAGAAAGATTTAGAGAAGGCACTGATAATCAAGTATCTGCAAATGATTCTGTTGATTCTTTAGAAGAAGGATATGGTTATAATGTAGATTACGGTAAAAGATATGGATTAGATCCTACTATTGCTACAAAAAACGGAGCTTATATAATAAGTGATAAATTTGGCGTAATAAGCTTTTCAAGTAATTTAGCTAACCAAACAATAGTATTAAGATATATATCTGACGGGCTACATAATGATGAAGATATGCGTGTGCATAAATTTGCTGAAGAAGCAATGTATAAAATAATTTCTTACGGAATAATGTCTTCAAAATCAAATATACCTGAATATCAGATTAATAGAGTAAAAAAAGAAAGAAGGGCTGCTATAAGAAATGCTAAAATAAGATTAGCTAAATTAAGTCCTAGCGAAATTATCCAAGCATTAAGAGGTAAATCCAAACAAATTAAACACTAATACATGGCTGAGTTAAAACACACGTTTATAGCCGGAATGATGGATAAAGATAGGGATGAGCGCCTTGTAAAAAATGGCACTTATCGTGATGCTTTAAATATACACATTTCTTCTTCTGAGGGATCTGACGTTGGAGCAGTTGAAAATTTATTAGGAAATAAACAATTAACTGATTTAGGCCTTAAAAATGCTCAAACAATTGGGTCAATTACTTATGGTCTTAAAGATAAAATTTATTGGATAATAACTTCTGATAATATTGATGGTATTTATGAATATGATCAAGTTCAAAAAGTAATTGAGCCTATAATTATAGATACAAAAAGAAATAGTGAAGATATAATTAATGGACTGTCTTTGCAGTCTAATGATGAAAATGAATTAGTATTAAATAATATTACAGCTAATCAATTAAAAACAATATGTGGCAATATTCCAGATGACACAATAGATGAGGTATTAGTAAATAATAATATACATTTATCTTCGCAAGATCCTTATTTAGATATAGATATACCGCAAAACACTATATTAAGAAAGGAAAACAATAAATATGTATTTAAAAATATAGAATATAATGGCCAAGAATATGGTAATATATCTATAACATTTAGCTTTTCAATAAAGAGTGTATTAAATTTTTCTAAAAACAATCTTATAACAGGCATTGATATAATTGATGATATGTTATTTTTTACAGATAACTTAAATGCCCCTAGAAAAATAAATATTTCTAAATTTAAAAAATACACAAATACTCCATATCCAAATACAAACGGTGTTTTTTTAACACAAACATTAGTTCAATATTCAGAAAAAGATTCTAATGGCAATATAGTTAATGCTACTAGAGAATTTAATGAAGATGATTTATCGGTTGCAAAGAAAGCGCCAATGAAAGCGCCTACATTAGATTTATATAATTCATTAATAACTGGTGTTACTGAAATAGAAAAAATAATTAGTTTTTATGTAACATCTAATAACGGAGATAAAGAAATTGGAATAGGTGATAATTTAACTATTGACAATTTAACTACATTACCAAATTGGAATGAAGGTGATGATTTAGAATTAAGTTCCTATACAGATGATGGCACTGGTGAATTTTTAGAAGCTACAGCAATTGTAAAGCAAAAACTTACTTCAAAAATTATAATAACATTAACTAGTAGAAGTTATAAACCTGTAAAAAATATAAATTATAGAATGAGTATTGCTTTAGTTGAAAAGAAAGCAATTCATGAACTTTCATTTGTAAGATTTGGATATAGATGGAAATATTTTGACGGTGAATATTCTACAATGTCTCCTTTTTCTGAAACTGCTTTTTTACCTCAGGAATATCAATATAATGCTAAAGAAGGTTTAAACTTAGGAATGGAAAATGACCTAAGAAAAGTTATATTAAATGATTTTGATTTAGGTGATGATACTGTAAAAGAAATAGAAATATTATATAAAGAAACTAGAAATCAAAATATATATACTTTAAAATCATTTAAACGTATTGATTTTAATAATAGTTATGAAATAACAAAAGAAAGAATACATTCTGTTTTACCAAACGATCAGCTGCTTAGAGCATGGGACAATGTACCTAAAAAAGCAAAAGCTCAGGCTGTTACCGCAAATAGAATTATTTATGGTAATTATACACAAAATTACGATATATACAATACACCTGAATTTGGTATTTCTTATACAAAAAGAAATGTAAATTCAAACAAAAAAACAATAAAATCTGATAGAACATATCAAATAGGTGTAGCTTATATAGATGAATATAATAGACATTCTCCTGTATTATCTGACCAATCTGGTTCAATAAATATATCTAAAGATAAAACACAAGAAACAAAACAGTTTGAAATACGTTTAAAAAACAACCCGCCAGCTTGGGCTAAATATTTCAAATATTATATTAAGGATAATTCCGGTGAATATTATAATATTGCTGCAGACCGGTTTTATTATGATGACCAAAATGGCTTTATGTATGTTTCTTTTTCATCTAACGAAAGAAACAAAGTAAATAAAGATGAGTTTATTATACTTAAAAAAGAGCATGGTACAAATTTAGCTGTAACAGATTCTGATAATAGGTATAAGGTTATTGAAATATTTAATGAGCCACCAAATTTTGTTGCTGATAAAAAGAAAGTTATAAGTTCTTTAGACGATGTTTTATTTACTTCCGGTTATAATACAAATAGCAGCGGTGGTACTTTAACACAAGTAAAAACTGAAAATTCTACACCAGTTGCTAATTATTCAAAAATACAAATTAAAAGAACAAATGCTGGTATTGATCCTGACGACAGTAATAACGTTGGAGTTCCTGGTAATTTAGTAAATGAATTAAAGCCAGGTAGATTTATAAGATTTGATTTTAATGGAAAAGAATCTCAACCTTATGAAATAAAATCTATTTCTGCTGATAGAGAAGATTCCACTGAAATTGAAATAACTATAAAAGATAGCTTTAACGACGACGTAAATATTATATATGATAGATCTGGAAATGTAGGTGATGCTTCAACAGCACTTTATAATCCTAATAATTATAGATTAGGTGTAAGAATAACTATATTAGAAAAATTTTCAGATTATAAAAACGAAGAGTTTGATGGTAGATTTTTTGTTAAATTAAAAGCAAATAATTTATTAAAAACTATATTTGAAGGAGATACTGTAAATAATAAAGATTATTCAATATTAGAAAAATTAACTTTATTTGGAACACCTATTTTTTCAGATAAAAAGAAAGATAAAAGAACAAGACCTCCTAGAAAAATTGATGAAAATCCAAAGTATCCTTTATTTTTAAGTCATAATGGTACAGCATCAAATTATACTTTTAAAGTAGAAGAATTAAATACAAAAGTTGATGATAAATATTTAGACTTATTTGTTAATGGTGCTAAATTTTATTTTTCAAATGATAAGGATACAATATATGAAATTGAAAAATCAATTAAAGGTAATACAGTAATTGAAGTTGGAGGACGCGGGAATAAATTTGAAAAAGCAAATGCTGTAGGAACTAGAGAAGTTTCAATATTTGTTGCAGATGACCCATTAAGAAAAGCAATTACAGCTAGTCAATTAAAAGCTGCAATACCCAAGTATGGTGATCAAAATAACTCAGTAGACATATTATTTGTAGAAGAAAAAACAGGTAAAATAACTTTTACAGAAGATCCAGCTATATTTGAAACTGAACCAAAAGAAAGCAAAACAGATTTAGATATTTACTATGAAACTGAAAGAGCTTTTGAAATAGCAGAGCATGGTAATTTACAAAAACTAGAATGGTATAATGCTTTTTGTTTTGGTAATGGTGTTGAGTCTAATAGGATTAGAGACGACTTCAATGCTCCTTTTATAGATAATGGAGTAAAAGTATCAGCTACTATTGCGGAAGAAATAAGAGAAGAGCATAGGTTTAATGGTGTTATATGGTCTGGTATTGTTAATTCTAAATCAGGTGTAAATAAATCTAATGAATTTAATATAGCTTTTCCTATAACAAAAGATTTATTACCTTCTTATGGTAGCATTCAAAAGCTTCATGCGTGGGATGATCAAATTGTAATGCTTTGTGAAGATAAAATAGTAAGAGCGTTAGCTGATAAAGATATATTATATAATGCAGATGGAAGCCCTAATGTAGTTGCAACAAATAAAGTAATTGGTGCAGTAAGTCCTTATGCTGGTGAATATGGTATATCTAAAAATCCAGAAAGTTTTGCCTCTTATGGTTTTAGATGTTATTTTGCTGATAAAACAAGAGGTGTAGTTATAAGATTATCTAAGGACGGCCTTGAAGTTATTAGTAGATACTTTATGACTAACTTTTTTAAAGAAAGATTTTTTGATGACGGTTGTTATCATGCAACTCCTGTTAACACTAACATAATAGGCTCTTATGATAATTATAATAATTTATATAATATATCATTTGACGGTTTAGATACTGTTTGTTTTGATGAAACTGTTAATGGATGGGTAACAAGAAAATCATTTATTCCTGAAAACGGTTTATCATTAAATAATATATATTATACATATAGAAATGGTGAACTTTGGGAGCAAGATGCAAGAGACGCTTTATATAATAATTTTTATGGTGTACAATATACATCTAAAATAGAACTTGAAATTAATGATGATCCTTCTGTAATTAAAAAGTATAGAACTTTATCTTATGAAGGTACTAAAGGGTGGACAGCTGAAGTTATAACAGATCAACAAAAGTCTTCTACTATGAACTTTAAAGAAAAAGAAAATAAGTATTTTTCTTTTATAAAGGGTGAAGAAAAAACAGTTGAAAACTTAGATCCTAAAAACTTTAACTTTCAGGGCCTAGGTGTTTCTAGTGATATTTCAGCAATTGGTTCTGGCACATCAACAGAATTAACATTTGGTATTTTGCCTATTGAAACTAATAGCTATTTATCTAAAATAACTAAAATTAGTAATATAGCTGGTACAGCTTTAAATAATACAGCTGAAATAATTATATCACCTAAACCAGGTTATGTATTAAATGCAAATAGCTTTTCTGCTAAAAATATTACAGCTACACAAAGTGGAGACAATATAGTTTTAGATTATACGCATGGTATTGCATTCCAACCTACTAAAAATAAACATATTGATATTTCTTTATGCAAAGTAAATTTTGCAAATAAAAAAACAATAACAGTTACAGGTGCTCATGCTTTTGAACCAAATAAATATATTGATTCAGATATACCAAATGGTAATTTTACTATTACAGGGCCTCCAAATGTTTTAAAAACAGTGGTTACTAGAACAGTTACAGCTAAAAGCGGATTTAAAGTAGATATTAATAGTATAAGATCTAATAATCCTAATGTTGACTTAACTGTTAAATCTAATAATACAGATGATACAAGTGTTACTATAACTGAAAAAATAACAATTCCAAGCGCTGATAATAATAATTTTAATTATATTATTACTGTTGATGAAATACAAATTCAAAAAGCTAAAAAACAATTACTGTTTTCTCAAATTAACACTAATGATGCTGTAAACGATATATTAGTTAGAGATTTAGAAATAACAGGAAATCCAGGCGCTGAGTTTTCTTTTAAACTTCAAGATACAGGATCTTTTGAAGAAACAGAATTTAATATAGTTATAGATAATACAGGTAAATACAATAGGCAAGTAGTATTACCCCCAAATTCACCAGATACATATACTATAACAATAACACCTACAGGAGATACTATAAATGGCCCAGACTTTGAAGATGTTATTATAATTCCATATAGCGCTAAACAAATAAATAAAATAAGTTTATTTTCTCAATTTAAAAATACTACAAGCAATGTTAATGAATTTCAAGCATTTACTAATGATGGGATTTCTTATAGCTTTACTCATGAAATAACTTTACCTGCCGCTACATATTTATTAATATCACAACCACAAGCAAGTGATTTTGCTTACGATAATAAAATTGATGATCCTAGGCTTTCAAATTTATTTTTAAGTTTAGATCAAGGAAATAATAAAATAACATTAACTGGTAATATAGAAGTTGATAAAATAAGTACTTCAAATCAAATAGTTTTATTTTTAGACAGTTTTGTTAATGAACAAGTTACATTAGATATAGAATATGCTAATACAACTTTAGCAGGTGCAGGAACAGGTAATTATTCTTTTACACCTTCTATTCCTTTTCAAATAACAGGCGCTGCTTTAAATATTGCAACTACAGAAAATTTTTATCAATTTGTAATATCACCTTCAGGAGGTTATGAGTTTATAAATAATATTAGTAGTCAAGATTTTATAATATCAGATTCTTTAAATGACGTTACTTCTACATATGCAGAAAATGGTACATTAAAAGTATTAATAGAAAATAATAATTTATTAGTAAGACTTATTCCTAGTGATTTCAATTTACCATCTTCTAGTCAAACTATTTTTATAAGACCTAATAAAACTATAACACAATCTGCAACTGTTCCTGCTGGTAATTATAGTATATCCTATACTCCATTAGATAATGAAGATAGATTATTTACTAATAAATTAATTTTAGGTAAATTAACAGATACATCAAATCAAAACTTTTTATTTCAAAAAACATTTACAATAGATAGGACAGGTCCTGATTTTACAAAAATATTTTCAGCTACAGGTCATGTTGTAAATTTATTAGACAATGAATTAAGTTTAGCTACAGCAGGCACTTATACAGATATAAATGGTAATTCTATAACTGTTACTGATCATATAGAAATTAACACAGATAAAACTGAATTAACATTAAATATATTGGCTAATATAAATAGTGTTCCTGATAAAGTAATTGGTAGAATAGAGTTTGATTTTGCTACTGAAGAATTATTTACTGTAATAAAACTTAAACAGGGAGGGTGTGGAACTACACAACCAACAATAGAATATAGATTATATAATATTGATCCTTATGATCCAACACCTAAAATAGGAGCTAGAATTACACAAATAAATTCTAATCAAATTGGCGCAACAAGCGGCATAACATCATTAGAAAATGAGTATAAAATAGATAATACAGATTTTGTAATAACGTTAAAAAAAGATTTTATTACTTCTATCGACTATATAAAAGATATACAAAATTGCACAACAACAGTACCTACAGTGATTACAGCTAATAATATTATTTCAACATATGGTGATGGTACAATTAAAATTGGCGCCGTAGTTAATAATAATCATTCTAAATTAAAATATGAATTAATATCAGGAACAGGAGTTGTTGGTGTTAGTGATGGTATATTAAAAAGCAATACTGGACAAACGCCACCAACAGGTGTTAATAAAATAAAAGTATATTCAGAAGAAGTATATGTAGCTAGTACAAGAACATTATATGAATATGCTGAAAAAACAATTACAATAACTGTTAAGAAAGCTAACCCAACTGTTTCAACATTATTAGTTCAATTAACAGAAGGTGATACTGACGATTTAAGTTTATATATTACAACAAATAGTGGTGGAGTATTAAGTTATTTTACATCATATAATAATATAATGACATTAAATGGTTCTTCAATTACTGCTACAGGAGAAGGAAATGGTAAGGTTGGTGTTGTTATTGCTGAAACATCAAATTACAATAGAGCAAGAGCTAATATAAATGTTGAAATAGCTAAGTTTGTGGTACCTATAATTGATTCAGATGGTGACGGTATTCCTGATAGCCAGGATGCATGGCCATTTGTAGATGATAATGTTACTTGGCGATTTGGTTCTGATTTAATGGGCCTTAGTAATTTTGTTAAAAAATCAAACGGACAATTAAGTACAATAAACCAAGGAGGTGGCAGGGGATATTTAGCTGTATATTCAAAAGTTGTAACTCCTAAGTATTCAAATGGATTTAACTATGACAAAAGCCAGCTAACTTGGAGGGCTTACGTTGATATTGATGCTGATGATTTACTTGATTATGGAAGATTTGTTAGACTTCACAAAACAACAGGCGTAGTGTCTGATGATCATGACGATAAAACAGCAATTCTAACTGGAGGTGATCCTGTTGAATTTAGTGTTGCTGGATGGGGTAATCCTAATTCATCAAAAAGAAGAGCTAAAATTTATGTAGATATATATTATAAAGGAAAATTAGTTCAATCAGGTGTTAACGATGGAAGCTTAAAACAAACAGCAAATACTAATTCATCCTCTACAGTATCTTCTTCACCAAAACCAACATCAGTAACAGCAACACAGGCGGCTTTAACACAGCCAAGCTCATCAGCTGCAAACCCTGTTTATATTGATTTTACAGCAAGTAGTTCTAAAAGCTCAAAAGCATTAGCAGAGGTTGTGCCACTTTCAAATATAAATATAGATTACTGGCATGATGGTATAACACCAACTCCTGCTGTAGGTAATAAAATATTTACTACAAGCAACGGTAAATCATTAGCTAAATCTGGTTATTATAGAATAAGCGGAACAAAAGGTATGGTACTAAATTCAAGAGGTACTGTATTACAAATATTTGATATTACTCCTCAAACAATATCAAATACAACGCCAAGCGGAAATGTGTATAGCATAGATTGTAGCACTATTGATTTTAATGTTCATGTACAAGAATTTACATCTAAAACTTGGGATATAGCTGCTACGTTACAAGGAAATTCATCTAATGATGTTGAAGTTATAGATTCAAAAATACAATCATTCTTTTTAAAATCAGCTGCAGATAAAACAATATGGACTAAAACAACATTTAGAGTAATAAACAGCAGTGCTCCTAATTTTGATGATACATTTGTTTGTAATAAATTCGCTACATCAACGCCTGCACTTTCTAATTTTACTCAACAGGATTCTCAAAGATATGAAGCTGAAATGAGTAACATATTTGAAAATGCTAGATTTAATTCACAAAGCAGTAATCAAACAGCACCAAAACAAGTTGGTACATCTAGTAGTTCAGCTTCATCAAAAGATACAAGTAAGCGACCTCAAATTACTGAAGTAAGTAGTAACTTTAGGTTTTCATTTATAAAAAGACAACAGAATAATCCAAAAGTTTACACAACAACATTTAATAATAATCCTGATGAAAACTTTAAAACATATAAGGATACGTTAATTTATAGAGGTCCTGATGTTTATACAAATTATTATACAGGTAATTCAAGAACTAATGAAAAAGTATATCACGGTACTTCTGGTTATAAACAATACCCTGTTGATACAAATGATATAGGATTTTATTATGCAATAACCACAGAAAGAGATGGATTGTTTAGTGGTAAATATGTAAGAGCGGGTCAGTCTAAATTATTTAAAAGAACAAATGGAGGATCAGGTGCTTTAATAATACAAGGTAGATCAAAAGACGCATTTAATTTAGTACAAAATGGTTTTGTTAATATAATGGTAACTGAAAATGAATATGCTAATTTCTTTATTGTTGATCCATTTAAAAGAAATGGTAAGCCAAGAAATAATACAGACTTCTTACCATCGCTTCCAACAAAATCAGAAGACAGAGTTGTTGTTATAAAACATTTAGATGCGGAAGTTTATCATAAATATATACCTTTAACTATTAAAGTGCAAAATGGTTTCATTGTTGATGCTTTCTCACAACAACAAACTAAAGAAACACACGGTACTTTTAAATTGTATGATCCTAAATTTAATTCATCAATAGAACCTTAATAAAATGGCTTATATAACAATATCTTTTAACGATAAATTAAACGATTCTTTACAAGTTGGGGATGTAGTTTATTTTGAAAACAACAACAGCATTGCTGAGCTAGGAGAATGCATTGATATAGCAGAGGATAGAAAATCTTTAGTTGCGGATATTCCTGATACTAACATTAGGCCCGCTGCTGATAGTTTCTTTATGTTTGCTAAAAATAATGTAATAAATACTAGTGGATTAATAGGTTACCATGCTAGTGTAACATTAGAAAACGATTCAACAGATTTTACTGAATTATTTGCTGTAAACTCTGAAGTAAATATAAGTAGTAATTAAAAATATAATATTATGGCATTACCAATAATAGCAGCCGCATTACCCGGGCTAATAAAAGCAGGAGCTTCTATAGTCGGAGGAGGTAAAAGAAGAAGAGAGCAACAGGCTGCTAAAGCTGAAATGGCCCAAAGACAAAGTGATTATGAGTCTTTTGAGTTTACTAATCCAGCTGATCAAATGACAAATCCTTTTGAGGATTTAACTGTTAATACTCAGGCAGCTAATTTTGCTGCTCAACAACAGCAACAAGCACTAGCGGGAACTATGTCTAACTTGCAAGGGGCTGCTGGTAGTTCAGGTATTGCTGCATTAGCACAAGCAATGGCAGGGCAACAAGCTCAAAATTTACAGGCTTCCGCTGCTAGTATAGGTCAACAAGAGCGAGCAAATCAAATAGCTAGAGCACAAGGACAACAAAGATTAGAGGCTGCAAGAGCACAAGGAAATCAGTTTGTACAACAACAGGAGTTTGATAGACAAGAGACATTACTTGGTATGTCACAACAAAGAGTTGCGGCTGCAAATTTAGCAAGACAACAAGCTACCCAAGACTTAGTAGGTGGTATTGCTGAAGGAATAGGTGGAGCCGCAGGAGCTGCCTTTCCTGTAGGAGGAGCTGCTGATAAAGTCAAAGAAGCGGTTACTGATAAATTAGTAGATCCTGAAGCTAGTAAAAAATTTAAAGAGGGGGTTAGCAATTTTACTTATTTAAAAAAATTAAAATAATATGGCAAATTTAGCATTAATAAGAGGCGCTGGTATGGCAGCAGACAGATATGTTAGCGTAAGCAATGCCATAGAAAAAGGTGCACAAAAATTTAAATCCGCGCTTGAAGAAAGAAAAGCTGAAGCAGAAAGATTAAAGCAAGAAAAAAATAGAGAAGAACTAATTAAACTAAAAGACTATGCTAGCTTAGGTGCTTTACAAACCGACGGAGTACCCGAAGCATGGAAAGGATGGTATAACCAAGAAGCTTTAAATATAAAAGAAGCAAATAAATTATTGGTTAATCAAAGAGGTGAAATGGACCAGTTCCAGTATATGGATGAATTAAATGGACAAAAAACAAAAATTAATCAACTACAAAATTCTATTGCTGCTTTAAAACAATATTCAGAAGCATATAAAGAAATATCTGAAAATGATGATTTTTCTGACGCATTAACCTCATCTGAAAAATCTTTAATAAATGATATTGTACAATTAAACGGTGTGCCTGTATTTAAGAATGGTAAAATGTATTTTAAAAGTGCACAAACTGGTGAAGAAGTTGCTTTTGATGATTTGCCTGAATTAAGAACTAAAGATTACGAAGCTCATAATAAAATAGAAAAGGACATTATTAAACTGATGGAAGGCGCTTCAAAAAGTGGAATGTTTATTGGAGGAGGAGAAGATTTTGAAGATAGTGCTTATTTGCAAGGAAGAGTTGATGATTATTTTAGAAATCTTAATTTAAAGCCTGATCAAGCTTTAGGGTTGGCTATGGATTTTTTAAAAATGGGTGGGCCTAACGGTGAGTTAGCTACTACATTTAAAAAATTAACAGACGAAGAAGCTACAGATTTTAATAATGATGGTACTATTGATAAAGATGAATATATACAATCTTTTAAAAATATACAATTACCTAATGATTTTGTAGAAAGAGTAAAAGATCAATATAAAACCGTTGCTGCTAATACTTCAAAAAATTTAAAAGTAGAATATGACAGAGTTAATAAAGCTAAGCAAAAAACAACATCAACAAAAGAACCTAGACAATTTGAAATTGAATATGCTCTTAAACAAAATGAGCTATTAGCAACATCAATGCTTTTAAAACCTTTATTTAAAGGATTGCCTAATACCGCAATTGATGCTAATACAACTCAGCAAATGATTAGTTATGCAAACGAAAATATACCAGGCATTGAAATATATCAACAAAGAAATTCTGATGGTGAATTAGTAGAAAATTCATATGCAATAGAGGTTAACGGAAAAATAAAGCCTTTTACAGTAGGCGAAACTACAGGTGCTTCAATTGCTAAATTTATTAGAGATTTATATGGATATACTACAACAGATACACTTAAATATTTTCCAACTTCTGAAAAAGAAGATAGCACTAATGATGATAAAGATGAATTTTCTGAATTTGAAACAAATAGTATTACAGCTGAAGATATACAAAAAACACAAAATGAAATTGCTTTTGCACAATTGAATAAACAATCAAAAAGAGATTCTGTATTAGACAAAATTCAAAAAGAATCTACAAGACCTGAACAAGTAAGCGAAACAATATCAAGATCAAGAATAAAATAAATTTAAATATGCCTATTTATACGCTACAAAATGGAAAAACATATAATTTACCTGATGAAAAGGTAAATAGTTTTTTGCAAAAATATCCAAACGCTAAATTAGTAAGCGTGGGAAAGTTGCCTCCTCTGCCGGGGAAGAATCCGGGTGCACCTGCAGAGGTAAATATTACACCCGTTATGGCTTCCAGTTCGGGAAGTTTTTTTTCGGATTCACAAGAGAAAGACACAGCAATTGAAAGAGCCTTTGGAAAAAATTCTTTAACTGATTTTTTTGGTGATATATATAGATCAGCACAAAAAGGTTTACAACAAGCTTCACTAACAGATCCTAGCATAGACTTATTTAGAGCAGGAGAAGATGCTGATGATGAAACTATACTTAACTATATAAACGCTAATAAAGATTTCCAACAAAATGTCATGCAATCTGATGAAATGCGTGACTTTAATAGAATATATGAAGAAGCCGGCGGTGGCTGGTGGGGATTTATAAAAGGAGCGGCTAATAATCCTAGTGTATTAACACAAGAATTAGTAAGTTCAATTGCAATGCAAATTGGCTCATTACAATCTGACGAGGTTGCTACAGCTGCTACAGCTGGCTTAGCTACAGGTGCTACCGCAGGTACTTTTATTGGGGGGCCAGTTGGTACTATAGGAGGTGGTATAGCTGGCGCAATGAGTGGTGCTATGTCTGCATTAGAAACAGGTTTAACGTTTTCTGAATTACTTAATGAAAAAATAGGTGAAGAATTAACTATTGAAAATGTAAGAGCGTTTTTACAGAATGGTGAAGAATTAGCAGATTTAAAAAATAAAGCATTAGGCAGAGGTATAACTATTGGCGCTATTGAATTAGCCACAATGGGATTAGCTGCAGGTGTTGGTGGTAAAATAGCTTCAGCAGGATTCAGAGGGGCGCCATTACTTGGACTTGGAACTGCAGGTGCAATCGAAGTTACAGGAGGTGGTTTAGGTGAAGTTGCAGGTAGGTTTGTAGCTGGCCAAGAAATGGATGTAGCTGAAATAGGTTTTGAAGCATTTGCAGGCTTAGGTTCAGCACCTGTAACATTAACTAGACAAGCCGGAAGCATAGGTAAAAATATTGATAGAATAAAAATAAATAAAGAATTAAAAAATACTGATTTTAAAAATATATCTGACTTCTTTTTAAATCAAACCGAAACAAATGATACCTCAACTATAATTACATCGATAAAAAGATCTGATGAATTAATAGAAGAAGAAGTTATTAGAAGAGTTAAAAATAAAGAATTAACAAAAGAACAAGGAGAAGAAATATTAAATAATTTTTCTAGAACTAAAGTTGCTAATGAAATAATTAATAGATCTGGTAATAATCTTGAAAATAGAAATAAAACAATAGATTTATTTAAAGAAAGAGAAGAATTAAAACAAAAAATAAAGTTTGTAGATGAAAAAATAGTTACTAAAAAAGAACAACAAAGAGTTGATGAAATAGAAAAACAACTTTCTGAATTATTTTTACAAGAATCTATTTCTTTTGCAGAAAAAGGAGCTGAAAAATTAGGTCTTGCTGGTGTTAAATCTTTAACAATAAAAGAACTTAAAGAAAAATATAAAGGAAAAACACAAAAACAAATTAATGAGATTATAAAAGCTCAAGGTTTTGTTGATCCTGAAACTGGTGAAATAATTATAAATAAAGATGTAGCTGTTAAAGATGTAGCGGTAAGTGTAGGAAGTCATGAACTTTTGCACACTATATTAAACAGAGCTTTAAAAGGAAAAGATAGACAATTATTATTAGATCAGTTTAAAAAAATAATTGGCGAAGAACAAGTTAGTATTATTAATAAAAAATTAAAAGATAAAAAATATACCGAAGCTGAAATAGTTTTAGGTGACGAGTTTTTTACTGCATACTCCGATGCTATTAATTTAAATCAAATCCAGTATGAAGAAAATTTATTTACTAAAATAGGTGATTTTATAAGGCCTATATTAAGAAAATTTGGATTTAGTAAAATTAAATTTAATACAGGTAGAGATGTATATAATTTTTTAAAGGAATATAATAAATCAATAGAAAAAGGACAGCTTAATCAAGATATAATTAACATAGGAGCAGAAGTAAGAAATGAAACATATCAGCTTTCTAAATCTTCTTCTGATAAAGTTCAAGAAATATATGAATCTCAGGGCGCAGCAAATGCAATGGATATAATTGATGAGTTTAAGCCTATAACAAATAGAATTGTAAACAAATATAAAAATGTTCCTGGCTTTGAATTTGAGTTATTAAGAGATGAGGTAGAAACCGGTAAAAGAGGTATTCTTGATATGATAATGTCTTACACTCCTGAAAAAGCCAATGGCGCTCCCTTAGCTGCTTATATAAATAAATTTTTACCTGCAAGAGCTATTGAAGCTGCGCAAAGAATATTAGGTACAGAATTTACTTTAGATGTAACAGAAGCAAAAGGCGTAACTGATACTACAACAGAACAACAAACAGAAATAGTAAAAGAAGAGCCAAGTAAAGAATTACAAAGCTTACGCAAAAAAATGGGTATTGGCGATGAAATAAAACCAGTTGTTTTTAATGCGGTAAGAAAAATATTTGGAACTAGATTGCCTAATGTTAATGAAAAAACTTTTCTTAAACAATTAGAAAAAAGTTTCAGAACAGAACTTAAAAAGCCAATATCTAAATTATTTGGTAAAGGAGAAGCATATGAATCTTTTTTACGTGATAATTTTGAAACAATATATAATTCATTGCCTCAATCTATATTTAATAGAAGATTAAAAGAGTTTGCTGAACCAGTATTAGATAAAGATGGAAAACAAAAAAGAGAAAAAACAGCTGAGGGAAATAAAATATTTACTAAGAAAAAAATATCTAAAGCTGAGTTTATAAAATATTTTTTAGGTGATAATGTTGGTAGATCTACACAAGGAACAAGAAAAACAGCAATAGTTGAAGCTGTTGCAGAAGCATTTGCTTTTGATGCTACAATGGAAGTTTTAGCTGATCCTAATATTTTACAAAAAGTTAAAGACATAGCTGACTTACAAGGTATAAAATTACCACAAGACTATATAGAACAAATTAGTGCAAAAATAGGTAGGCCTATTGGTTTTCAATTTGCTAAAGGTGATAACATAAGTTGGGCTGAAAAAAATAACGCTGAATACTATGATCTTACTACTGAAAAAGACGTAAACAAATATTTAGCAGGGGTTGAAGCAATGGTTAAAAGACCTTATTATAAGAAAGGGCTGTTAAATAAAAGCACAATTAGGTTTAAATCAAATCTTGAATTTACTAATGGAAAAATGTTTTCTAAGGAAAAATATTTTGATAAAAAATTTGCAAAAACAAATTTAAAAGAACTTTTTGGCGTTTCAGAAACCAAAATAAATCCTATTACTGGAAAATCTGCAAAAGTGTATGGTAAATCAAAAGCTTCTGATACATTCAGTGGAAAATTTGAAACATTAAGAAATGCAAGCAAAGAATATATTGACTTTTATAATTTGAAAAATAGCATAATGATGAACGAATATTGGGACTTTGTTTATAAAGCTTTGAATGATCCTGAATTAAAAGAACATAAAATGGCTATTTACTATTCTGTAGTAACTGCAATAAATGAAAGAAATCATCCTCATGCATTAGGCGCTCGTGTAGTTTCAATAGGTAAAAATAAATCTGGAAAAATTCAATGGGAACACGCAGTACCTGTTTCATTTGCTCTTGAATTTTTATTAGAATCTGCAACAACTAAAAATCAAGAACAATTTAATAAAGATTTAGAAGCTATAAAAGATAATTATACAATAATAGGTTTATCTAAAGAAGAAAATATTAAATTAGACAAGGCGGGGTTAAAAAATGAAATGCCTTTAATTAATGGCAAAAAATGGGATCCGTATAAAAACTTTTGGTGGCAAAGATATTTAAATGAAAAAGTTTCTGCAATTGACGGAGGTATTGATACCGCTAATCAAGAATGGTTTGATGATTCAGAAAATATTTTTGAAAAATATAATAATAAAGGAACAATACAGTTTTCAAGATCATTAGATAAAGAGTTTAATGAACTGATACAAGACACAACAGGCGTACCGTTTTATACTACATTTTCACCTGTCAAAGCTAAACTATTAGGTAAAGGTAAAGGTAAAAAATTCTTTATACCTTATTCAGCAGATGATTTTGTTGGTTTATTATATGCTACTTTAGGTAAAGGTAAAGTTGGAGACCAGCAAATGAAATGGTACGAAGAAAATTTAATTAGGCCATTCTCTCGCGGTATTCAAAAATATGAAGCTGCAAAACAAAAATCTTTACGTGATTGGATGGTACTAAAAAGACTAGCTAAAAAAGATGTACCTGGAGGATTAAATAAAACAAATGAAACTGGATTTACTAATCAAAATTCATTAAGAATTTATATGTGGCAACGCCAAAAAATAAATATTGAAGGCATTAGTAAAAAAGAAGTAAGAGAAAATATTAAAATAGTTAATAATGATCCTAAGTTAAAAGCTTTTGCAGAAAGACTAATGGCGTTAAATCCTGAAGGTTATCCACCTCCTTCTGTTGATTGGATAGCTGGAGATATTACTACAGACCTTGTTTCATATGTGAACGATGTTAAAAGAAAAGAATATTTAACGAATTGGAAAGAAAATGTAGATCAGATATTTACAAAAGAAAACAAAAATAAGTTAAGAGCATTGTATGGAGATTCATATGTTAAAGCTTTAGATAATATGCTTTATCGTATGGAAAACGGAAGAAATAGATTTAAAGACGCAAGTGATGCTGAAAAAACATTTATGAATTGGACAAACAATTCTGTTGGGGCAATCATGTTCTTTAATGCTAGATCTGCTGTACTGCAAACATTATCTGCTGTTAACTTTATAAACTTTAGTGATAATAATCCTATAAATGCTGCGTTGGCTTTAGCTAATTTTCCACAATATGTTAAAGACTTTGTAACATTATTTAATTCTGATTTCTTAAAACAAAGAAGATCTGGTTTACAAACTGATGTAAATGCTGATGAAATTGCTAATGCTGCTGCGACATCTAAAAATAAAGCAAGAGCAATGTTAGCCGCAATACTTAAGTTTGGATTTACACCAACACAAATAGCTGACTCATTTGCAATTGCTTCAGGGGGTGCTACATTTTATAGAAATAGAATAAACAAATATAAAAAACAAGGATTAAGTCAATCAGAAGCAGAACAAAGAGCATTTACAGACTTTCAAGAAATAGCAGAAGAAACACAACAATCTGCTAGGCCTGATAGAATATCTATGCAACAAGCTGGTTCTTTAGGTAGACTTATATTAGCGTTTGGTAACACTCCAATGCAATATGCAAGGCTTACAAAAAAGGCTACGTTAGATTTAATTAATGGAAGAGGAGATTGGAAGACAAATATAAGTAAGATTGCGTATTATAGTGTAATACAGAATATTATATTCTCTGCTTTACAACAAGGGCTATTTGCGCTGTTATTTGATGATGAAGAAGAGGATAAAGAAAAATCAAGATACTTTAGAATAGGTAATAGTAGTGTTGATACATTACTAAGAGGTATTGGAGTATATGGAGCTGCTGCAGCAACAGTTAAAAATTTGATTATTAGAACTATAGAAGAATCTAAAAAATCAAGACCTGATTATTCAAAACTTGCTATAGAGGCTACATCTTTATCACCACCTATAAATTCTAAATTAAGAAAACTTGAATCTGCTGGTAAAACATTTACATATAAGCAGTCAAAAGAAAAAATATTTACAGAAGGATTAAGTTTAGAAAACCCTGGATTTTTAGCAGTTGGTAAAGTTATATCTGCAGGAACAAATTTACCTGCTGATAGAATTGTACAAAAAATGGATCATATATATACAGCTATGGAACCTG